CTTTTCAGAATTAGGTAATTTTTGGCCTAATTATTTCTAATTAGGAGTACCTTTGTGTCGTGTAAACCCAACTTGTTTGGACTATTTACATATGAGGTTCAATAGTAATTTTATACTTACTATTTTACCGGGGACGGTGATCGCCTAAGAAAAGGATCTTACCAAATCCTGGTTAATCACCAGGTAACCAATTATTAATACTGAAATGAAAAAACAAAATTTACTTTTATTAAATAAATTAATAACTGTAATGTTTGGATCTTATTCCAATATTGTAATTAGTTATATTAGGTTAATTAATAGATTATGAAAATCTAATGGTTTCCAATTTATGATTCATTATATAAAGTTTTCTAGACTTCATATAACAAGATATATATGTGGAAATCCATTATATTCTAATAATAAATTAATTAGTCTTGACAAAGAAGGTTTTCCTACACATTTATTGTTTTTGAAACCTTTATGTAAGGGATCAACAACTGATAAACGCGTAGTCATGACTCTTCTCCTACTAACTAGAGGTTTAAAGCCTACTAAAATAGAAGAGAGGAAAATCACGTTCAAAACAGAATCTATTAGTGACCACTTCTCCGGTAAATCATTAGGGTCGGTACCCTCATGATTTATCAAGAAATGAGTCACAGATAATAATTTTGTTTTGGAAAAACCAATATACTCACTTGATAATCATTACTTATCTATGAAGGGAGGGCCATCTGGGAAGTCTACATGAGCTTCTCAGTGATCCCATCTCTTTTATAAACAAGATTTGATTATATCGATAATGAACATTATGCGAGAGGGTTTTAAGGACCTCTTCCATACTCCTTTTTTAAAGAATATGGAACTATCTTATGGAAAGGATAGATGGCCTAATGGTAAACTATCAATTGTTAAGGATCCAGAATGTAAAAGAAGAGTAATTGCTATGGTAGATTACCATACACAACTAGCCCTGCGTCCGATCCATGATGATTTACTTAAATTATTAAGTAAGTTACCATGTGACCGGACATTTACACAAGATCCAAAACACAAATGGGTACATTCTAATGAATATTTCTATTCTTTAGATTTGTCATCTGCGACAGATCGGTTCCCAATCAAGCTTCAAGAAAGGCTTATTTCTGAAATATATCAGGATAAATCTTTTGCCGAAGCTTGGTCTAAATTACTAATTGACAGGGATTATAGACATCCAGATGGAAAAACCAATTTGCGTTATGCAGTTGGTCAACCAATGGGTGCATATAGTTCCTGAGCAGCCTTCACACTTACTCATCATTTACTTGTAGCTTGATGTGCATATAAAGCATATAAAATTACAGGTTTCAACCAATATATTATACTTGGTGATGATATTGTCATTAAAAACAATAAAATTGCTAGTATATATAGAGGTCAAATGAAAAGGATGGGTGTTGAAGTCTCACCTCCTAAAACCCATGTGTCAAAAACAACATATGAGTTTGCAAAGAGATGAATTAGTAATGGAATTGAGATATCTGGGCTACCACTTAGAGGTATTTTTACTCATTATAACAATCTCAGGATTATATATTCTGAAATTCTTAATTATGTTATAAAAGTACCCCTAACAAATAGTCTGAGTTCGTTTGACATTTTCACAAAAGTGCTAAATGGACTCCCATTAGTTAATAAAAAGGGTAATGTCGTAAGATATTACTCTTTGAATTATCTAATGAGATATAGAAATTTTGCAGAAAGTATCAGGTATTCCATTGGAGTTTTAACTCCATTTGAACTTAGAAATATTATCGGAAGATATAAAACTAAGGACATAGATGGAAACTTTGATACTATCCCTAATGAGGACCAAATCCTTAATTACATTAAGGGGATTCTCATTAATGGATTGGCAGATTCCATAAAGAATACCTTGAAAGACTTGATGAGTCAAATTGAGAAATTTGACCTTCTTCCCTCTGATCAGAGGAAACATCTAGTCTATTCAGGTGTTCTTTATGGGATGAGGAATCGAATTAACCATTTAATAGAAGTTAGTAAGGAATGAGAAGATAACAAAATAAGTATTTATGATGTTATTAATCATTTTTCAGTAACTTCTCCGGATAAATTATCCCGATCAGATCGGGACATTAATCAACGGCTCTTGTTCTTGGATACTTTGTGGGTAAAAAGCTTGAAAAAGCATTTCTCCTCACAAAGATTCCCAGATTCCTACTATGTCGAAAGATATGGTAGTAAGAGATTAATGGGTTCCTTGGATTCTTTGGATATAACTAAATACGAGATTAAAGTAAATCCTATATGAAACAGAGAGCTCAAGCAATTTGCTGAAAGATCAAAGTCTAGTATAGAATTCTTTATATCTAAAAATATTTAGGAATAAACCAAATCATTCTGGTATTAATCCAGATTAAATGGTAAAACCATTTAATTTGG